ATGTCCGCAAAGCCCAAAGGCGTTCGCGCAACCCATCCGACTTATGACAAGCTGTCCCAGCAATGGCGGCGCTGCTCCGATGCCGTGGACGGCCAGGACGCAATGCGCGCTCGCCGCGAGGAATATCTGCCGAAGCTGACCGACGAGGAGGACGCGGCATACAACGCGCGGCTCAAGCGGTCGGACTTCTACGGCGCGATGTGGCGCACGATTGCGGGCCTTGCTGGCATGGCATTCCGAAAGCCGCTGACCCTCGAAGCGCCGGCCGGAATGCTGCCCCTGCTCGACGACGTGAACATGGCGGGCAAGTCGCTCGACAAACTGGCGAAGGGCTGCGTTGAGGACATGCTCGAATACGGCGCGTTCGGCCTGATGGTCGATCACCCGCCGATGCCGGAAGGTGTGACCGCGATCAGCCAGGCCGCAGCCGAGCGCATGGGCCTGCGACCGATGATCCAGTATTACGAGGTCGAGAGCATCATCAACTGGCGCTATGCCCGGATCAACAACCAGCACCAGCTTGTGCAAGTGGTCCTCAAGGAGAGCGCGGACGTTGGCGCTGACGAGTTCGATCGCAAGACCGAGGACCGTTACCGCGTGCTTGATCTTGTGCCGCTGATGGGCGACGCTGGGCAATCGTGGGCCTATCGCCAGCGGGTGTTTCGCATCAACGAGAAGGGCGAGGACCAGCTTGTCAGCGAGGCTTACCCGCTCATGGGCAACCGCGCGCTCGACCGCATCCCGTTCAAGATCGTCGGCGCGCTTGAGGAGCCGCCTTTGCTCGACCTAGCCGACGCGAACATCGCTCACTATCAGATCAACTCGGACTATCGCCACGGCCTGCACTTCACCGGCCTGCCGACGTTGTTCCTTGCCGGGGTGACGCTGGAAAAGGGGCAGTCGATCTACATCGGCGGCAGCGGGGCGATCACCGCGCCCGATCCCAATGCCAAGGCTCAATACATCGAGTTCTCAGGCCAGGGCCTGCAGGAAACGCGCGAGGCATTGCGAGCGCTCGAACAGCGCATGGCTGTCCTTGGCGCGCGAATGCTGGCCGATGAAACCGCGCAGGCCGAAACGCTGGGCGGAACGCAGATCAAGCGGGCGGGCGAGAATTCCATCCTTGCCGCGACGGTGATCGAGGTTAGCGATGCCTTGACCTGGGCGCTCGAACTGTTCCGCGACTGGATGCCGACCACGGGCGAGGTGCGGTATGAGATCAACCGCGACTTCAACCCGGCCGGCCTCGATGCCCAGCAACTGACCGCGCTGGTCGGCGCTGTGCAGGCGGGCCAGATCAGCGAGCAGGAATTCTTCGACCTGTTGCAGCGCCATGACGTTGTGCGGGCCGAGAAGACCTTCGAGGAGCATCAGGAGGAGATCGGATCGCAGGGTCCGGCGCGGCCTGATGCAATTGGGATCGCAGCAGCATGAGCCGACATTACATGCGCGAAGTGAGCCGACATTACATGCGCGAAGAGCGTAACAAAGCACAAGACCGTTGGCTAAGTGAGACCTTGGCGGATGGTGAGTGGAGACCTTGCCCAGGATTTTCTGACTATATGGTCTCGTCCGGTGGACGAGTTATCAGAATTGTTCGCAAACCAGGCGGTCCAGTTCGCGAGTTAAAGCCCGCATCCGCTGGATCAGGTTATCTGTTTGTTGTGCTTGGCAATGGAATCCCGCCGCAAAAGCAGCGTTATGTTCATCGGATCGTTTGCGAAGCATTTCACGGTCCAAAACCATCCCCCATGCACATCGTTGCCCATAACGATGGAGACAAAACAAACAATCGCGCAGACAATCTGAGATGGGCAACTCAAAGCGAAAACCTATCTGATCGCGTTGCACACGGGACCATGACAGCCGGTGAGCAGCAGGGAATGTCAAAGCTTACCTGGGATGCAGTTGACCAGATGCGAAGGGAATTCTGTGGGCGCAGAGGGCAAATTGCTGAATTCCAGCGTAGGTATGGTGTAGCAACCGCCACAGTTCTTCGTGTGCTTCATAAAAAGGGCTGGAAACCAGAACACCGCCCCGGTCAGGGTAAAACTGCATGATCGCGCCCGCACCTCGCCGTTATTCGACCTTCGATCCAGGGTATAGCCAAGAGATCGGCGAACGGGTTATGGTCCCGGTCGATGGCGATCTGTTCCGCTGCGTCGTCGCGTATGACCGCGACGAAGGCTGGCTCGAAACGCTGGCGCATGATTACTACGGCGTTTCGGAGATCGTCAAAGGCGAGGTGCGGGTTAGGCGCTATCACGGAAAGATCGAGGCGGTGCTGATATGACCGAACTCCCCCTTGCCGACGCGATCCTTCGCAATGCCCTGCAAGTCCTGCGGCTGTCGGCGGGGGAGGAGCAGCGCGTCGATGCGATTATGGCCGAACTGGCCCGCGAACTGAAAGACCTCGTGGCGACGGGCGCGCTTAATGCCGCCCAGACCCGCGAGGTCAACGCAGTGATCCGGCAGGCCGAGGAGATCATTGACCTGACCTATCGGCGGGCCGGGGCCTCGGTCGATACCCACGCCCTCGCCGTGATCGTGGCCGAAAAGACGCAGGAAATCCTTCAGGACGCGATCCCCACTACTGTGGCGATCCCGACCGATGCCGTGCTATTGCAGCTTGGCAAGGATGTTTTGATCGACGGCGCACCCTCAAGCGCATGGTGGGCAAAGCAGGGCGAGGATCTGGCCTTCAAGTTCGCCGCGCAAGTGAGGCAGGGTATTGCCAATGGCGAGACGCAGGAGCGGATTGTCGCGCGCATCACCGGGCGGCGCGGTGAACCCGGCATTATGGACGTTCCGCGCCGCAATGCCCGCGCGCTCGTTCATACCTCGGTCCTGACTGCCGCCAACCGCGCAAGGCTTGAGACGTTCCGCAAGAACGCGCGGTTCATCAAGGGCGTGCGCTGGCTGGCAACGCTCGACAGCCTCACTTGCCTGCGGTGCATGGCGCTCGATGGGCAGGCGTGGAACCTCGACGGCGAAAAGCTGAAAGGGACCAAGGTCGAATTCACTGCCGCACCGCTTCACATGGGATGCCGCTGCGTCCTTTCGCCGATCCCGAAGACCTTCAAGGAGATCGGCCTCAACATTCCCGAACCGGACGACACCGGCCAGCGCGCAAGCAAGGATGGCCCCGTTCCCGGCGACATGACGTTTCAAGCATTTCTGTCCCGTCAATCGCCTGCCTTTGTCGAGAACGTCCTCGGCAAGCGCAGGGCCGAACTGTTCCTGGCGGGCAAACTGACTGTGCGTGATCTGGTGTCTGGCACCGGGCGAGAGCTAACTCTTGACGAACTGAAAACGAGATAGGCCGACCTTACCGCAGGCGAGCAGCGGAACTTGCCTCGGATTATGAACTCCGCACGCGATAGGAGAATACCACCATGTCCGACGACAAGACCTACACGAAAGCCGACGTCGATGCCGCCATTGCAGCCGCGAAGGAGGCCCAGGACGAAAAGAACCGGGAGCTGCTGGCCGAGGTGAAAGACCTCAAGAACAAGCTGCGCGCGACGCAGGAGATCAAGCCGGAAGACCTGACTGCCGCCGAGGCCCGCGCCGAAAAGGCCGAGGCCGCGCTCAAGGAGGCACAGAAGCAGATCACCGGCCTCACCAAGGAGCGCGACACTGCGGTCAAGGCGCTGGAAACCGAGAGCGGCGCTGCACGGGCATATGCGCTCGAAGCCGAGATCACCGACGCGATTGCCAAGGGCAATGTGGTTCCGCAACTGGTCCCGGCGCTCAAGGCGATGGTGCAGCAGCAGGCCAAGGCCGATATGGTCGATGGCAAGTATGTTGTGCAGATCGGCGACAAGCCTGCCCGCGAATTCATCTCCTCGTTCCTCGACAGCGACGATGGCAAGGCGTTCCGTGCGGCGGGTGGCAACAGCGGTGGCGGTGCTCCTGGTGGATCGGGTGGCGGATCGGCCAAGACCATGACCCGCGCCGAATACGACGCGAACCCGGTGGCAGGTGCGGCGAAGATCCGCGACGGCTACACGGTCGTCAACGAGGCCGCTTAACAGGCTTGCGGAGGGTCAACGGGGCAAACCTCACTGCCCCGTTGACTTTCGCGCCTGAATGACAGATAGTCCGTCTCCGAAGTGGGCAGCGCCCCTTCAATCTCCGGCAGCGCCGGGACCGCTACCACAGGCAGCGCCTGTTGCGGCTTTCCCCTCTACGCAACCGGAGAACCCCCGTGGCAAACACCCTGACCAATCTCATCCCCGACCTGCACGAAGCGCTGGACGTTGTGTCGCGCGAAATGGTCGGCATGATCCCCGCCGTGCGCCGTGACACCAATGTGGCCCGCGCTGCCGTGAACGAGAACGTTTACATCCCGATCACCCCCGCCGCTTCGAGCGCCGACAACACCCCCGGCGTGACCGCCCCGAACACTGGCGACCAGACGATCGGCAACACCTCCGTCACTATCTCCAAGTCGAAGCACGTTGCTGTGCGCTGGAACGGCGAGGAAACCAAGGGCCTGGGCAATTCCGGCCTGTTTTCCTCGGTGCAGGCTGACCGCTTTGCGCAGGGTATGCGCACGCTGGTCAACGAGATCGAAGCCGACCTGTGGGCAGCTGCCTACGTCAAGGCGTCGCGTGGCTACGGCTCGGCCGGCACCGCTCCGTTCGGCACCGCTGGCGATTTCAGCGACTTTGCCGAAACCGCGAAAATCCTCGACTACAACGGCTGTCCGACCACTGACCGCCAGCTGGTCCTTGGCCATGCCGCCATTGCCAACCTGCGCGGCAAGCAGTCGATCCTGTTCAAGGCCAACGAGGCTGGTTCGAGCGACATGCTGCGCAACGGCATGACCGACCGCATCCAGAACTTCGCCATCCGTCACAGCCATGCCGTGGGCGTCCACACCAAGGGCGCTGGCACCGGCTATGACTTCATCGCGGCGGGTGAGGCTGTCGGCCAGACCACCCTGTCGCTCGAAGGCGGCACGGTCAACAGCACCGGCATCAAGGCGGGCGACATCATCACCCATGCTGGCGACAGTGTGAACAAGTATGTCGTCAACACCGGCCTGACCTCGACCAGCGGCGACATCGTGATCGGCGATCCGGGCCTCCTGGTCGCTGGTGTCGATGCGAACGAACTGACCATCGGCAACAACTACACCGCGAACCTGGCCTTTGACCGCAATGCGGTGATCCTCGCCACCCGTATGCCGGCGATGCCGGAAGGCGGGGACAGCGCGGAAGATGTGGTGCAGGTCATGGACGAACGCACCGGGCTGATGTTCGAGGTCGCGCTCTACAAGCAGTTCCTGCAGAACGTCTACCACGTTCGCGTTGCATGGGGCTGCGCTGCGATCAAGTCGGCCCACATCGCCACTCTGCTCGGCTAACAGGGGCGGGCCGGGGTTAGCGCCTCGGCCCTTCCCGCTGCCCAAGGAGGCCGCGATGCACCCCACCAATCCCGAAGCGGTCAAGGTCAAGCGCGACAACGAGCGCGGCTATTCGTGGGTCTATCCGTTCGATCCGGCTGTGCATGTCCGCTTTGAGGACGAAGCCAAGCCCGCACCGAAGCCCCGCGCGAAAAAGGACATCGGCAAATGATCGAGGCCCCCCGCACTGCCGCGCTCACCGTCTCGGCCAGCACGTCTTCTGCGCAGTCTGCCGCCCTTTCCGGCGAAGACCTTGTGATCGGAGGCAACGTCGAGTTCTACATTTTGTTCGGGGCCAACCCTACTGCCACCACCTCCTGCCTGCGCATTCCTGCCGATACGCTGATCCGCTTCACCAACATCACGCCTGGCGAGAAGTTCGCGGTGATCCTGGCGAGCGGCACCGGCACAGTTCAATACGTCCCGGCGATCTAGCCGTGGGTGGCTTGCGGATAGGTTTGGGTGCAGGGATCGGGAGCGGAAATCGCCTTCCGCCCTATGTGGATATGCAGTTTCTCTACGAGGGCTTCAACGTGGCCGAAACTCCCTACACCTTCTCCCAACTCATCTCCTTCACCCGCACCTCTGCGGCGACCTACGTGAACAGCGCGGGGAATGTCGTTTCGGCTTCATCGGGAACACCCCGCTTCGACTACGATCCCGTCACCCTGCAACCGCGCGGGCTGCTGATCGAGGAGCAGCGGACGAA